ACAATGGGTGGTGAGTCATCCTATGCAAAGGGGTTCACTGTTGTGAATGCTGATGGGCCTTTCGAACCTTGTGAAGATTATCCTGCTGCTGAACTTGTGATGGCAGAACCAATCGGTGGTAAGAAAATACTAAGGTTGATTCCAGAATCCAAGAAAGGTAAGTGGACAATGTTCGGTGGTAACTACGCCGGAACGTCTGACTCAAGGTTCTCAGAACTTTGTGAAAGATTGCTTGGTGTGAATTTCTACGGTGCTGTCGCTGTTCACGATAGAGTGGAAGGATAAGAGATGGTTGGAATTGAAACAACACTAGGTTTCCTAGAAGCTTATAAGGGTGATTTAGAGTATGGTATCAGTAATGGTATCGACTCTATAAATCACTCAACAAATGGTACGCCTTTCTTTTACGGTGTGGACGAAGCTACTGATTACTTGTCTGAACTCCAGACTTTAATTATACAAATAAAAAGACAAATATCTGAAAAAAGTACTTGACATTTGTTTTAATAACATGTATACTGTATAGGTAAGATTGAGAAAAGGAACTGATTATGGAACAAGCACTAGTTGATTATATCACCACTCAGAACGCTGAAACCCAAGCATGGGTTGATGCTGCTGAGGGACGTTGGGCAGGAATGATACCTACCGACCCTGATTTCTTTGAAGAGAATGGTTGGACTACTCTCGTGAAATACAAGCGTGCTATGTTGGAAGAAGACGCTTACTATACACTTGCAGAAGCATATAGTAAGAGTTATGCTAGAGCTCATGACTTCAGTAGTATGACTGATGCAGAGTTAAATGATCTTTGTGAAAGTGCTTGTAAAACCATTGAGTCGAATATGAAAGAAGAGGCTGAGTGGGAGCAAAAATGTGTCGATACATTCAAGTCTATTCTTACTAACGCTATCAACTATGGGGCTCGTGATGAAGAGACTGCTCTACGTTGGTTAGTAGAGGGCGAAGACTTTTACCACAGTCAAGACGTTGAGTCTTTTGTTTATGGATACGGTATCCTGTTCACAGACTATGGTAAAGAAATTGTCAAAAAAATAATGAACATTGTAACCTACAAGGAGTTTGTATAATGGTAGATGTGATTCGTGATATCAATATCCTAGAATCTTTATTGATTGCTATGGATGAGGGTGCGTCTGATGAGAAGCGAATGGCGCTTCAGTCAGTTGAAAATTTGATTGCAGAGAAGAAAGAAATTATCTCTGCGTTTGAAAAGGAGTTTGCAGATGATACGCAACAAGAAGCCTAATGACAAAATTGTAATTGATTTGACAGGCCCACAAGGAAATGCATTTTTTCTTTTGGGTACTGCAAAGAGGTTTGCAGAAGAGTTGGGTGAAGATGTAAACGCTATCATTACAGAGATGAAGTCTAGCGACTACGAAAACCTTATTTCTGTGTTTGATAAATACTTTGGACACTTTGTAATTTTGGAGAGATAACATGGGTGCAATTGAACATTCTATTTTGGCGACAGGACTTCTTGCCGCCGCATATTACTTTGGCATTTGGAAAGGTAAGCGTGATGTTATAGATGATGTCGTAACATCAACCCTTGAAACTCTAGAGAAGGGTAACTATGTAAAAGTATTCTATAACGAAAAAACAAAAGAAAAAGAACTAATACCTCTTGACAAACCTTTGTGACTGTGGTATTGTAGTTTGGTAAGTGAGAAATAAATTATGTATAAAACTTTAGAAGAGGCAGTAGCGGCTGCCCAAGAATTAAGTGAGACACTAGAAAGCTATGTCAAAATTACTCTTTGTCCAGAAGGAAAAGGGTATGAATTGTTTGGTACTGGTGAACTTGTAAAAACCGTGAAAGGGTAAATAAAAAATGAAACGAACTTTAATTATCACAACTGCGTTAGCAACAGCGTTGTTCACAACATCTGCTTATGGACAAGATGCGTCTGTTGAGGATAAATACAAAGTTGTGGAAAAACGATATCCACACACAGAACATGTATGTACTACAGTTGATGTTCCTATCTATGGTAACGTAGGTGGTGGAGCTTCTGGTGCAGATGTTCTGGGTGGAATGATTCTCGGCGGGATACTTGGTAAAGGTATCAGTGGAGATGATAAAGGTGCTGCCGCTGGTGCAGTACTAGGTGGAGTTTTCTCTGCCGATAAAAAGAAAAAAGGTAATCAACAAATTGTTGGTTATAAACAGGAACAGCGTTGTCAGCAACACACTACATATACTACTGAGAGAAAAGAAGTTTACTCTCATAGTGTTGTAACTTTCTGGCATGAAGGAAACGAGTACAGGGTTAAGTTTAATCGTTATTAATGATTAATTCTGCCCGTAGCTCAACTGGACAGAGCAACAGCCTTCTAAGCTGTAGGTTATAGGTTCGAGTCCTATCGGGCAGGCCAATTTGAGGAAAATATGAGGTACAACAAATATAATAAAAGAAAAAACTTTAAGCAAGAACAGCAACCACAAGGTTTAACTGTGATTGTTCGTGATAACGATGTGAATAAAGCATTGAGAGTTCTGAAGAAGAAATTGTTGAATGATGGATTCTTCCAAGAACTTAGGGAAAGAACATTCTATGAGTCCAGAGGTACTAAACGTAGAAAGGCAAAGTTGGCTGCTACGAGAAGGTACAAGAGGAAGATGGAAAAACGTAAAGAAGAACTTGGATTTTAAGTAAGGATTTAGAAATGGCAAGGCGTGCTACGAAAACAGAAAACGATTCAACTCTACCGAAACCACGCAAGAAGCGTAAACCAATGACTGCCGAGCAGAAAAAGGCAGCAGGCGAAAGACTTGCAAAGGCTAGAGAGAAACGTCTTGCAGAAAATCCACCAGAGTATAAATCAGTTCATCCTAGTGTTCTAGCTCGAGGTGACGATGATGCTTGGGCGCATAAGAAAGTTAAAGAGTGGATTAAAACTCAAAAGAGTTTGATGTCTGCTGAGCGCTCAAACATACGAGCAAAGGTTAAGGGTGCAATTGCACGATACGAATCCCATCGTGGATATATCAGAAACTTAGAAACTTATCTAAGAACTGGTGAATACCATGATATGTTTTGGGGTGAGTATCAAGAGCATCGTTGTAAGTCAATCTGTCTTGTAATGGCGTATCACCCAGACGGCACACCAAAGAGAAGTGTTGGCACATGGTATCCAGATATTAGGTGCGAGTGGACGAAAGAGATGGAAAATGAATAATGACAACATAATCAATTTCCCCTTGAAGTTTAATAAGACTGTTAAGGTTGATAATACTGGTGCTAGGGTTCGTGAACATATGTTGTTTACAGAGAACCTTACAGAATCCCTTGTTGTGAACATGATACATAACATGTCTGAAAATGGTATTGATGTTGACAGGCAAGCGTTCCTTAGAGATACATCATTCTTAATTGAATTGATTAAGAGTATGGTGTATAGAGATGGTGGACTTGACCATCCACTACAGGATTTTACAGCGATGTTTACTCAGTACATAGAAGAAGAGGACGGTAGCAGCACATTAGATATTGACCTTGATTTGATTAAGGAAGTTTCCCTAGAAGTTGGTGGTGATGATGAACCAGAACCACCAAAAGTAAGTTAGCGCCTGTTTAGCTCAGCTGGTAGAGCAACTGATTTGTAATCAGTAGGTCGGGAGTTCGATCCTCTCAACAGGCACCAGATTATTTTAACGGAGTATAGCACAGTCTGGTAGTGCGCTGCGTTTGGGACGCAGAGGTCTAAGGTTCGAATCCTTATACTCCGACCAAAAATCTATTGACAATGTGTTTTATATCTGGTATGATAGTACATAAATAAAAGTGAGAATACTATGATTTTAGTGGACATGAACCAAGTGACTATCAGTAATCTGATGGTACAAATAAACTCTACCAAGAGCAAGACGGTAGATGAGGATTTGGTTCGTCATATGGTTTTGAATTCTTTACGGATGTACCGTTCAAAGTTTTCTGAAGCATTTGGTGAACTTATTCTTTGTTATGATAGCAAGAAGTATTGGAGAAGAGAGTACTTCCCCAACTACAAATCAAACAGAAAAAAAGATAGAGCGAAGTCTGACTTAGATTGGAATACAATTTTTGATACACTCAACTCTATTCGTGATGAGATTCGTGAGACTTTCCCCTACAAGGTATTAGAGGTGGAAGGTGCAGAGGCAGATGACTGTATCGCCGTAGTGTGTAAGCACATATCTGAAACACCAAACGAGTTTGAACATATCTTAATTTTGTCGGGAGATAAAGATTTCATACAGTTGCAAAAACACAACTTTGTAAAACAATATAGTCCTGTATTGAAAAAATTTATCAACGGTATTGATCCGACTATATATATTAAGGAACATGTGTTAAAGGGCGATAGAAGTGATGGTATTCCAAACTTCTTATCACCAGACAATACATTCGTAGATGAGTTGCGACAGAAACCTATGTCGAAGAAAAAGATTGCTGGTTGGATTGAGTCCAATCCAGATGATGTTTTTACAGAAGAGATGATGCGTAACTATCAACGAAACAAAACGCTAATTGATTTGGAGTGTATTCCAGAAGACTTGACAAATAAAATCCTAGATGAATATAGGAAACCACCTCAAGGCGACAGGAGTAAACTTCTAAATTACTTTATTAAAAAGAGATTGAGAAATCTTATGAACGACATTGGAGAATTTTGATTATGGCAATATCAACATACACACCGTTACTTTCTGAAGTATTGAAGAAAGTACACAACGCTAAGACTAAGAGTAAGAAGATTGAAATATTAAAGGAAAACGATTGTGATGCTTTAAGAATGATTATCAAGTCTTCTTTCGACCCAAACATTGAGTGGGTCATCCCAAACGGAGAAGTTCCCTTTACTGCAAACGAAGCAGAAGAAGGTACGGAACATACTGTATTGCGTAAGGAAGCAAAAAAATTGTTTAACTTTGTTAAAGGTGGAAACAATGCAATTGCTGGATTCAAACGTGAGAATATGTTCATTCAAATGTTGGAGGGGTTGCATATATCTGAAGCAGAAATAGTTATCGCTGCTAAAGACAAATCCCTTCATAAAGTTTACAAAGGACTCTCTGACAATGTTGTCAAGGAGGCTTTTAATTGGAATGATAACTACATGAAACAGGAGTAAACAACATGAGTTTCAAACTATCTAACAGGTCGAAAGGCAAACTAGAAGGAGTGCATCCAGACATGGTTGCAGTCGTTGAGCGTGCCATTGGGTTGACGAAGGTCGATTTCGGCGTAACATATGGTGTCCGTGAGCTTGAGGAACAAAAACGCCTCGTAGCATCAGGACGCTCACAGACTATGAAGTCTAAACACCTTGTCCAAGAAGACACTGGTTATTCACATGCAGTTGATGTTGTCGCTTATGACGGTTCAGATGTTGTGTGGGAAATCAACGTGTATGATGACATTTGCGATGCTTTCAAACAGGCTGCAGAAGAATTGGGCGTAGCGGTTAAATGGGGTGCTGCATGGAGTGAGGGCGATATTCGTTCTTATGAAGGCACAGCAGAAGACGCTATGAATGCATACATCGACTTGCGCCGATCACAGGGCAGACGCCCGTTCATTGATGGGCCTCATTTTGAGTTGATCGTATAGCGGATGCGGTGGCGCTCTATTTCTCCTCTCTCTTCTTACACCACAGAAATGAGCGCCACCGCCAGAGGCAGAATTAATATGACAGACATAACACCAATTCTTCCAGTGCAAGTAGTGAGTAACTACACACGAAGTCACCATACAGGAGAAAATACGACTACATCCGTAGTCAAATATACTCAGGTAGGGGATGGCCCAATCAGGGTAACGGAGACAACCTACACTACATATAATGCTAGAGGCGAATCAGTAGAGTCTTCAAAACAGACAGGACAAGTACTAGATGTGACTGTCTGATAAAAAAATAATTAAAAATAATTTCTAAGTCCCTGTTTTTACAGGGATTTTTTTTGCAAAAAAGACTTGACTTTGTTCTCAAAACATGTATAATATAGGTATAAGTTGATGAAAAGAGGTATGTATGAACTTTATTGAGGTAAGAGGCGGTACTAAGTTCCAGAAGAAAGTCGCTTTCAAAGTAGTCTCTCAAATGATTTCAGAACTGATGCCCCGAATGAGGACGCTAGAAATATCAGTTCGTATCCGTAAGTTCTCTGATGACGCAATCGGTTACTGTATGATGGAAGATACCAATCGACAGTTTGAGATTGAGGTTAGTAAAGACTTGTCTCTGAAGGACTTTGTTACTGCCCTGTGCCATGAGATGGTACACGCTAAGCAGTATGCACGAAATGAAATGTCTGATGCTGTGAAGAACAGACGTTGGAAGAAAACCACTGTTCCAAATTCAGTTGGTTATTGGGACTTGCCTTGGGAGAAAGAGGCATACCGAATGGAAGACAAATTGACACAGATTGTTTGGGAAAAAAATATTCTATAAACCCCTTGACAATCTATTGACAATTTGATATTATAGCTATGTTGACAATGAAATGGAGTACTAAATTATGACACAAGTAGCAGTTATTCACGCAGCGTTTGAGGATACACCACATACAGTTGCATTTGTAGATGTTCCTGATTTACCATCAGATACAGAAAAACTTGAGTATGCTTATCGTTGGACTAACAACGTAATGGGTTCTTGGAGTATCAAAGAAGAATACTTTGAGGGTGGTGAAAAGAATGGTGACTATAATCCAAACGTCACTGTTATGGCTCCGCTTAAAGAAGTGGATGGACAAACATATGGTTTACGTTCTACAAGTATGAACGACCAGATGTTATTGGGTACTAAGAAGTACAAAGTTGCAATGATGGGTTTTGAGGAGATTGTATAATGGGTAAAGTAAATGCATATCTGATGGATGTACAGGAATTTGTTTTTGATTTCTATACAGACTCAGGCGAGTTAACGAGTGAAATCAGTACTACTGATGATATTATCAAAGCAGTGAAAGAAGAGTTTGGTAGTGGAATGGCAGTAGATGCTGCAA